TATCAAGCTGAATGACCTTGAAGCGCAATACATCCCTCTGGATAAGCCAGATCGCAAGAAGTTATACTATGACATTCGATCTGAACACGCATGGAAACATGAAGCATATTCAGAACCAGAAGAAGCTGCCACTCTATACTTCTTGATGAAGACAGGTTTCAATGGTGTGTATCAACTCAACCATAATACCAATGGTAGATACGGAACTCCGTCTGGCTTGTTGAACCAGAAGGATCAAGTCTACGACAGAAACGTGATAGTATGGTGGAATCAAGCACTGCAGATAACAGACATACAATCTTCTGATTGGAAGGATGCCGTGGATGGTATGCCAGATAAAACTTTTTATTTCTTTGACCCACCATACCGAGACTCGTTTGCAGACTATGGTAATGGGTTTACTGATGATCAGCTATTGGATCTTATATCATTCTGTGATAACCAAACACTTGTGATGCTATCGAATCGAGATGATGAAGATTGGTTTGCGAATCAGAAACGATCTCTTGACTCCGCTCACATCGATGTGACCTATACTGCAGGTAGACGAAAGAAGACTGAAGACGGTTTTGCCGCAAAGAAGGCAAGAGAAATATTATTGTATAGAACAGACTCTGAGGTTTTTACTTGACTCTTCATAGATTCTATGTTAATATAGTGTCAATCATCATAGGAGATTCTATTGTCTTTTTACACTTCAGTTAATCGGTACGGTAATACTATATTCTATCGTGGCTACAATGATAGCGGCAATCCGATAGAACAAAAAATACCATTTAAGCCTACGCTATACATCAACTCGAATGGTTCCAAGTCTGATTGGATTTCCTTGAATGGAACTCCTGTCAAAGCTGTGGAGTTCGCTAAGATGAGTGATGCCAAAGAGTTTCTTGATCAGTACAAAGATATTGAGCAGTTCAAGGTCTATGGTCAGACCAACTACATCACACAGTATATCACGAAAAAGTTTCCGAATGAGATCAAATGGAATCCCAAACATATCAACGTGGTCAACTTTGATATCGAGGTTCAATCTGATGAAGGCTTTCCAGAACCTGGAGAAGCCAAGTATCCAGTTATATCGATTGCTCTCAAGTCTAGCAAAAGTTCTGTGTACCACGTGTGGGGTCTCGATGAATATGATCACACTAAAACAGAAATCAGTGGTGTAGAACTTATTCAATATCACAGATGCAACTCTGAGGAGCATCTACTTGCATCCTTTATGAAGTACTGGATCGGCAATCGTCCTGATGTTATTACTGGTTGGAACACTAAGTTCTTTGATATTCCATATCTAATCAATCGCATCCGTCGTGTTGGATCTGAGGAAGCCGTCAAACGACTATCTCCTTGGAACCGTGTGAATGAGCAAATCAAAACAGTATTCGGTAAACCACACCAATCCTATGAGATCGTGGGTATCCAATCCGCTGATTATATGGAGTTGTTCAAGAAGTTTGGTTACTCTTATGGCACCCTTGAGTCCTACAAACTGGATCATGTTGCCTATGTTGTTCTTGGTGATAAGAAGTTGTCGTATGAAGAGTATGGTAATCTATACACATTATACCAAGAAAACCACCAGAAGTTTATCGACTATAACATCAAAGACGTCCAGATTATTGATCGACTTGAAGAAAAGATGGGACTGATCCAGTTGGCTCTTACCATGGCATATCGTGCTGGGGTAAACCTTGAGACTACTCTTGGTACCACTGCTATCTGGGATTCGATCATCTATCGAGAACTCAATAAGAAACATGTGGCTATTCCACCCAACGAAGAAATGCCAAAGCCAGACTATCCAGGTGGTTACGTAAAAGAACCTATGATTGGTAAGCATGATTGGGTAGTTTCTTTTGACTTGAACTCTCTGTATCCGAATCTTATCGTTCAATCCAATATGTCACCAGAGACTTTGATCGGTACAAAAGAACCTCATGGTGTTGGGTATTATCTAAACCTACAAGAAAAGATAGACGGCGATTATTCTGTGGCTGCAAATGGTTCTGTATACAGTCGAAAGCACCAAGGTATTCTTCCTAAGATTATTGAAGCCTATTACGAAGAGCGTAAAGTTATCAAAAGAGAGATGCTCACAGCACAACAGGCTTATGAGAAAACCAAAACGATAGAACTTGAGCGACAGATCAACCAACTCGAAAATCGTCAGATGGCTATTAAGATTTTGCTCAACTCTCTCTATGGTGCTATCGGTAACAAGCACTTCCGTTACTTTGATATTCGTATTGCCGAGGGTATCACGTTGTCTGGTCAGTTGGCTATCCAATGGGCTGAACGTGCAATCAACAAAGAACTCAACAAGATCTTGCAGACTGAAGATGTAGACTATGTTATTGCAATCGATACAGACTCGCTGTACATCAACTTTGGTCCATTCATTGAGAAACTTAACCCAGAAGATCCTGTCAAGGCTCTTGATAAAATCTGTGGTGACCACTTCGAGAAGATCCTTGCTGCAGCGTATCAAGACCTTGCAGACAAGACCAATGCATACAAGAATCGTATGGTCATGGCTCGTGAGGCTATTGCCGATAAAGCAATCTGGACTGCCAAGAAGCGTTACATTCTGAATGTACACAACAACGAAGGTGTGCAGTATGCTGAACCCAAGTTGAAGATCATGGGTATTGAAGCAGTCAAGTCATCGACACCTCAAGTATGCCGTGATCGATTTAAGGAAGTTTTCCAAGTGCTGATCAACGGTACCGAGGAAGATACGCAGACTTACATTGCCGACTTCAAGAAAGAGTTCAAGAGTTTACCTGCAGAACAAGTTGCATTTCCACGAGGTATAAGTAGTGTGAGCGATTGGGCAGATAAAGAACGCATTTATCGTAAAGGGTGCCCGATCCACGTGCGAGGAAGTCTGCTATATAATGCACAACTGAAAAAGCATGGCCTAGATACAAAACTACAATCTATTCAGAATGGTGAGAAGATCAAGTTTTGTTACCTCAAGATGCCAAACCCTATACAAGAAAATGTAATATCGTTTCCAGAATATCTACCACCAGAACTAACTCTGAGTAAGTATGTGGATTACGATTTACAGTTTGAGAAAACGTTCCTAGCACCCTTGGAACTTATACTAACAGCCATTGGTTGGGATGCAGAACCAAAGGCTACACTAGATGCATTTTTCGAATGAAGTATGATGATATGGAACAACTATTATTCTGTACTGCTGAAGAGTGTGGAGAGGTAACCCAAGCGTGTATGAAGATTGCTCGGTTTGGATACACTGATGATAAACATGACCGTCTGCTAGAAGAACTAGGAGACTTGCAGTGCATGATAAACTTGTTTGTAGAGAATGAAGTATTTACTCAACAAGAAATAGAATACAATGCCGCTAAAAAGAGGTACAAACTAATGAAATACACACCAGAAATTATACCAAAGGATATATGAATATGAGTAACTTGATTGAACATTATGCAGCGTTTGTTGAAAGTATGATTTTAACAGAAGGTGATGCACGTGTCACAGAAAACACACTAGGTCTCGCAGGTGAGGCAGGTGAGGTTGCTGATAATATTAAAAAGTATTTTCGTGATGGTACTATTGATAAAGATAACTTGCAGAAAGAACTTGGAGATGTGCTCTTCTATTGGTTTGCACTGCACGGTGCCATGGGAATAGATCCTACTAAATCTATTGAAGCCAATATGATAAAACTTGCAGATCGTCGGAAACGTGGAGTTCTTCGTGGATCTGGTGACAACCGATAAGGAATCAAAATGAAGAAAAAGAAACCAGCAGAGGCATTTCGAATTGTCATTCTAGACAGTTCACCTGACTTCGATTATGAGAAAGCATCTAATCTGAAGTACCTCTTTACTCAAGCTAATAATGATATCATGTATCATCAGAATGGTAATGATCTTACGGATGTGATTAACTTTGATCCTAATATCACTTTCATTAATACACCCACAACTGTAGAAGATGGTGTGGTGATTGCATCAGAGTTAGAGTCTCAAGTACTTCAGATCTTGGCTAAAACTTCTGGTGGATGTGTTGTTCGAACACCTCTACCCATTGAGATTGTGGATCGCCTTTGCTCAACGAATGATAAGGTTGTCTATTATCCAGAGATCTTTTCTGAATCAACAGCAGAGAATCATACCTTTCATATCATTGGAGGTACACACGCTTCTGTCATGGCAGTCAAAGAAATTCTTTATGCCAAGTCTAGCACATTGATGGGCAATGTTGTGGCATGTACTGGTATCGAAGCAGCGATTATTGAACAGAGTATTTCAGCAATCACTGGACTGAAGTACATCTTCATGAACCAGTTGTACGACTTTATGTCTGAGTATGGTGGAGACTATAACCTAGTGTCCAACTATATTAACTCTCATCATGCCACAGGTGCCACAAACAATCGAGTACCTAACCGTCAGTTCAAACGTGGTATTCAAGATAAACGTGTGGATGCTATTAAAAATCTGATGAATATGGATAAAGAACTCTTTACAATCCTTGAGAAGTTTGATATAATCAACTCAGCATATTCAAATAGAGAGGAATAATACATGAGTATTATGGACAAACTCAAGAAGAACTCGAAGTTGAAACATACTTCAGTTCTATCTGAGTCTAAATTTTTTAATGAGAAGACCCCTACACCTACCAGCGTTCCTATGATTAACGTTGCTTTGTCTGGGTCTATTGATGGTGGTCTCCTACCAGGATTGACCACACTTGCTGGTCCATCTAAACATTTCAAAACTTCTTTTGCCTTGCTTATGGCTGGGGCATATCTCAACGCACATAAAGATTCAGTCATGCTGTTTTATGATTCGGAGTTTGGATCTCCACAATCATACTTTGAACAGTTTGGTATTGACACTGAACGTGTTCTACACACACCGATTACTAATATCGAGGAACTCAAGTTTGACTTGATTGGACAACTTGAAGCCCTTACACGTACCGACAAGGTTATCGTGGTTATTGACTCTATCGGCAATGTTGCGTCCAAGAAAGAGATGGAAGATGCTATCAATGAGAAGGCAGTGGCTGATATGTCTCGTGCTAAAGCATTAAAAGGCTTGTTCCGTATGTGTACTCCATATCTGGCAATGAAGGATATTCCTATGCTGGCTATCAATCACACGTACAAAGAACAAGGTCTGTTTCCAAAAGATATCGTATCTGGTGGTACAGGCATCTACTATTCTTCTGACAACATCTGGATTATTGGGCGACGTCAGAACAAAAAAGGTACTGACATTGTTGGCTACGACTTCGTGATCAACGTAGAGAAATCACGGTTTGTAAAAGAGAAGTCTCGTATTCCTATCTCAGTATCTTGGGATGGTGGTGTGCACAGTCACTCTGGTTTGCTCGATGTAGCACTCGCAGGTGAGTATGCTCGTAAACCTTCCAATGGTTGGTATGAAGGTGTAAACCCAGAAACTGGTGAGGTTCTTACTGGTAAGGTTCGTCTGGATGCCACGAATGAGAAAGAGTTCTGGGAGCCTGTCTTCGAAAAGACTAACTTTGCCCAGTTCATTCAGAACCAATACGAACTCGGTCATAAGTCTGAAGTAAGTATGGATGAGATTGTTGAAGAGGGTACGCTATGAATATCGAAATAGGTAAACCATATGCAGTAAGTGCATATAGAAAAAAATCTCTTATCGAGATTGAAATGTATTATCATGAAGATGGTCGAGGTCTGAATACAGAAATCGGTTGGAGAAATGGAACATTCATTGTAACTCCTCAAAATCAAGAAGAAGTCGATGATCTAAAAGCATGCATCTTTGTAGAGGGGGTTCATAGTTGGGAAGAGGGTAATGAGCCTGATATCTGGGACTATGAGCACTTTGAAGAGATTGAAATGGATAGTACTCACGATGGCTGTTGGGAAGAGTTTGTTTTCTATGGTAACCATTTTACCGAGGAAGAACAAGAGGCACTTGAAGAAGAGTTCGAAAATGACGAAGAACAGTATTGGAGAATTGATTTCCTTGAGGAAAAAGGTTTCGAAACCCAAGGGTGCAACTGGCAGATCCACGGCGGTGTTATTGTGGAAGAACCAGAGGAATGAGAACCGTCCATGAGTTTAATGTAATCCCTAATCACATTATTGATGATTGTATTAAGGATTATGGCTCTAAAGACAAGCGGCATCCTGGTGTAATGAACACGGCTGATCCTGGTATACACATTGGCAAGATCACCAAAATCATACAAGATGTTATTGGTAAGAAGATCCAGTTCAAGAGTGGTAACTACTACCAACATAGTAAACCATACTTACCACACACTGATTGGTTCTCTCATTTGGATAACAACTTGAATGTAGTGATTCCATTACAAATTGAATATCCAAAGGGACACAATCCTAGCTTGGTTGTGTTTGATCAGAAATGGAAAAGAAATGGTGTTACTTGGTGTATGCATCATCCAGTTTTAGACTTCTATCCTAATACTGGAGTGAAGGGTAATCCAAACGAATATCCTATTGAGGGTGGAACAGGGTTGAGAATGCTTAATGACTTAAAAAGTAGTTACTTGCCTCACTACCACGGCTTGGATTTGTTTGGGCTATCAGGTCGAGCATATTCATTTACCAGAGGCTCTGCTATTATATTTGATAACCAACGCATCCACTGCACGAGTTATTTTCAAGGAACAAAATTAGGACTAAGTTTGAGGTATAAGTTATGAAAGAAAATACAGATTATGAAATGATTACTGGCACTGGAGAGAACTGGGATATCCGTATTCTCACAGGTGAGTTTAATGAAACCGTTCTTGCTTTTAGTACGTTGAAAGTTACTGATGATGGAGAACACCTCTCTTTCAACTTTGATATTGTGTCGAGTCCTATTGATGATCTTGATGCAGATACCAACTTTGAACTACAAGAGACTGCTGGTCTTATCTTGGAGAACATCCTTGATACGGCTGCACATATGAAGAACCCAAAGGAAAAGAAATGAAGATCTTGATCTGTGGTTTGCCAGGTAGTGGAAAGACTACTCTGGCAGAACCTCTTGCTAAAACACTCAATGCTGTTTGGTTGAATGCTGATCAGATCCGAACAAAGTATGAAGGACGTGATCCAAGCAAATGGGATTTTTCTGGGTATGGTAGGTTGAAACAAGCTGACCGAATGCGATACCTTGCAGATGGTGCAGCTATGTCTGGTAGAATTGTTGTTGCTGATTTTGTCTGTCCGACTGATGCTACACGTGAGCACTTTAAACCAGATTTCACAGTATGGATGGACACTATTGAACAAGGGCGTTTCGAGAATACAAATAAAATATTTGAAAAGCCTCGGTTAAAAAATGTGCAGTACCATGTCTCAACTTGGTTTGATAACACACATGAAGTCTTGGCAGAGGTATTGAGTCGCTATTCAAAGATGAATAATATGACTGCTATTGAATATGCGGTGGATCAGACATGATTAGTCAAGATGATATAGATGCATTCACTGCGCCAGATTTTGATTGGCAAAAACCAACTGTGCAGATGCTTGGACGTTGGCAACCATGGCATGATGGTCATACAGAACTTTTTAAAAGAGCACACGCTATTACAGGCCAAGTGGTCATTCAAGTACGTGACGTAATGGGTATTGTTGGTGAGGATGCTGGCGGTGGTAGAACTGCAGAACAGATGGATAATCCTTTTCATAAACAAGAAGTGTTTGGTAATATTGAAAAAGGCTTGTCTCCCCACTTTACAAGGGGTAAGGATTATGTTATAATGGTGGTTCCAAACATCGTAGACATTTCGTATGGACGTGGTGTTGGATATACATTTACTGAGCATGATCTAGGTGAGAATATACATGACATTTCTGCTACCAAGATCAGAGCAAAGATGAGAGCCGAAGGTGTCTTAGATTACACTGAAGGTACTCGAATGGATAGTAACTATTATTATATGAAAGATCCTAATGATTAATGCTAATATAGAACAAACCATCATTCGCAATCTTCTCACTAATATGGATTATGTGCGAAAGGTTGTTCCGTTCATCAAACCAGAATATTTTGAGGGCGTCTATCAAAAGCTATTTGATGAGGTACTAAAATTTAGTGGTAGGTACAATAAGTTGCCTACACCAGAAGCATTCAAGATTGAACTTGATAACGCAGAAGGTTTTACAGATGAGCAATATAGACATGCGGTCGAGATCCTACCAGAACTTTTCAAAGAAGAGCCTGTTGATGAAACATGGCTACTGACTAACACTGAGAAGTGGTGTCAAGATCGTGCATTGTACAATGCCGTGATGGAATCTATCTCAATCATCGATGGTAAACACAAATCTCTGACGAAAGGTTCTTTGCCAGATATTCTGACCAAAGCATTAGCTGTCACATTTGACACAAATATTGGTCACGACTATCTTGAAAATGTAAATGAACGATATGAGTTCTACCATACAGAAGAAGAAAAGATCCCTTTTGATATTGAACTGTTGAATGAGATCACCAAAGGTGGTCTGTCTCTCAAGAGTTTGAATATTATTCTTGCTGGCACAGGTGTGGGTAAATCCCTTGCCATGTGTCACATTGCGGCTGGTGCACTCAACCTAGGTAAGAACGTTTTGTATATCACAATGGAGATGAGCGAAGAACGTATTGCTGAACGGATTGATGCCAACTTACTTGACATACCTATCGATCAAATCGATAGCTTATCAAAACAGATGTTCACCGAAAAGGTCGCTGGTCTCAAAAAGAAAACGAATGGTAGATTTATTGTCAAAGAATATCCAACTTCATCTGCCAACTCGAACCATTTTCGTGCACTCTTGAATGAACTGAAACTCAAGAAAGATTTTACTCCTGATATTGTATTCATCGACTATCTCAATATCTGTGCATCATCTCGTATGAAGATGGGCAACTCTGTAAACTCTTATACATACATCAAAGCAATCGCTGAAGAACTGAGAGGACTAGCCGTTGAATTTAAACTACCGATTGTCTCTGCAACGCAAACGACACGTTCTGGTTTTGGTTCGTCAGATCCTGGGCTTGAAGACACTTCCGAGTCTTTTGGACTACCCGCTACTGCCGATCTCATGCTTGCCTTGGTTGCTACGGAAGAACTGGATGCCCAAGGTCAGATTATGGTCAAGCAACTTAAAAACCGATACAATGATCCAAACAAAAACAAACGATTCCTAGTCGGTATTGATCGATCTAAGATGAGGCTATATGATGTACAAGACAGTGAACAAAACTTGGTTCAAGATGTACCAGTATTTGAGAACACTGATACCAACGAAAGATTTAAGGATTTTAAACTATGAACATAAGTAAACCATCAGCAAGACTCGTTGGGTTTACCCAGCCAGATTGGAGAAATGACAAAGAACAGTTAGGTCAACTATCTGAACTAGAAACTGCAGAAGACTTGATTGCATATTGTGCAAGGGTATCTAATCCATCAAATCAGGTGAACAAAGAAACAGGTGAAAAGCTTATCCGATATTTGGTAAAGCACAAGCACTGGTCTCCATTGGAAATGGCATCTGCTACTATTGAGGTCAGTACGACACGTGATATTGCACGACAGTTTCTGCGACATCGTTCGTTCTCTTTTCAAGAGTTTTCTCAACGATATGCAGATCCAAGAGATATGGATGACACATTTGTATTGCGTGAAGCACGTCTACAAGATACCAAGAACCGCCAGAACTCAGTAGAGACAGATGATGAGCAACTTGCAAAATCATGGGCTATGAAACAGGCTCAAATTATTTTTGAAGCTAAGATGGCATACAAGTGGGCTATTGATAATGGGATTGCAAAGGAACAAGCACGTGCTGTCCTGCCAGAAGGCAACACCAAGTCTGTTGTTATTGCAAATGGAACACTACGTTCTTGGGTACACTATATAGAACTAAGAACAGCAAACGGAACACAGAAAGAACACATTGAACTAGCACAAGCATGTGCTGTAGAGGTTGCTAAAGTGTTCCCCATGATTGAGGAGTTTATTGAATGAAAAAGTTTGTAGTAGATAGTTGGGCAAGTGTTATGGTTATGGATAAATCACCTCTTGGAAATATCCCAAATCTAATGGTAAGGCATATGGCATTTCAGATCCTTGCTTGGATGTGGTGCATTATCTTTAGTATGATTGTAGGAAGCTATGTTGTATTCGGCATTAGTGCTATTGCACATTCACTTCTTCTTGCAGGTATCTTTATTACCTATAGCACATACCGTACAGCAAATAGTTGGGGGCATGAACAAGGGAATTTTGAATACAGAGGTGATGAATGAGTAGGGTTATATCAACCTTTTGGAGTGATGAAGAAGAGGGGCATTTCTGTGAGGTCAAACTGAACTCACGAGAAGAATATTTGTACATCAAATATTATGATGACAAAGGTAAATGCTATCATCGTGAGGATACAGAGCACCTTGGTAAGTCTTTACGTTGGTGCGAAGACGCCGCTGAAAACTGGGCGTTGGGTATTAAAAAGTTGGTATTAAAAAATGGCTGAAGTGACTATTCAAAATGAAGATCTTCTATTAGAACTAAATGGTGGTCTCGATGCTTTTATGGAGATTGAAGGTAGAAACGATTCTAAGTATCATGTATTTGAACCAGATGATGCAAAAGAAAAAGGATTGTACTATACATCTGATGAGTACATCGAAGAGAAACTTAAAATGGGAGACAAGCATAGCGGATACCCAGAAGAGCATTTCTCACAGCCTATTGGTAAAATGGCAAGAGAAGATCCAGATAAATGGCATCCCATCATGTACAAGTTGAAGAAAGAACTTCCAGCATTTATTGGTGCTCACTCAAACGCTCTATTCAACTACTACCCATCGAAAGGTTATGTAGGATGGCACACTAACTGGAATGCAAATGCCTATCAGATTTTGTTTTCATGGTCTGAAACTGGTGAGAGTTGGTTCAAGTATCGAGATCCAGAAACCAAAGAAGTTGTTACAGTGCAAGATAAGCCAGGCTGGAACTGTAGACATTATTACTTTGGTCACAAATCTGAGAGAGATCACCACTGTTGGCATGCAATGTACACAGAGTGTGAACGGATTACTTTGGCTTTCAAGGTTGTAAACGGTAAAGGTCTAAATGACCCCATGAATCCTATGGCAGAGAGGCTACGCAACGATATAATCGAAGATATTTCAGAAAACTTCTGAAAAACGCTTGACCACTGAATGTTTATATGCTATTGTGTATATAGAAATCAAAAAGAAAGCGAATCACTATGATTATTGTAAATGACATCCACGACGCTAAAACCATGCAGAATGTTCTGGCTCGTCTCGTTCGTCGTAATGCACGGTTTGGATACACTCAAGATCGGTTGCAAGATGAACTGATGATGATCATCGACGATCTTGGGTCAAATATCAATCGTATAGATCACGAAATGTCTGAAAACAAGGAAGTGTAAATGAAAAAGCTAATCGTTCCTACGATAGCAATCGCAGTTAACTTGGCGTTTGTTGCTACGATACTGGGGGCATGTTCTAAAGATGGGTATATCTACAACTATCTTAAGCCCCCACCACCCCCACCAAAAACACTTGCGACTCATGTGGCAGGTAG